AAAAAACCAAACATATGAGAGGACAATTTGAATTAACTCTTTCCGATGGAAAGAAGATACCGATGCGTTTTTGTACCTGGAGTCTTAAAAGATTCTGTCAATTACAAAAGATAGGGCCTTCTGACATAGGAGATGCTTTAAGTGGCAAAGACTCACTTGATGCTATTGTTAACTTACTAAAATCGGCTGCTGAATATCCATTATATTCTCAAGGAATCACTCCAAGCCTTACAGATATAGAAGTGTGTGATTGGATAGATGATATGGGTGGAATGGGAGGAGAAAAGTTCCAAGATGTAATGGCAGCACTTGCAGAAAGTATGAATAGCGATATAGAAGATAAGCCAACAAAGTCAACTAAAAAGGATGGAGTAAAAAAAAATTAGAGTGGATTGACATAGAAAGATATACAATGGGGGAGTGCAAAGTGCTTCCCCATTTGTTTTGGGAGATGACCATGGCTGAATTAGATTTTGTGTGGTATGGATACAGACACGAAGAAGAACAGAAGTGGGTTAGAACTAGATGGCAAACAACTTTACTTATTAATATTCAGCTACCAAAGGGTAAAAAGGTTAAGCCACAAGAGCTTATTGAATTAGACTGCGATACTCGTAACTTTGTAAAGCAAAGAGTAATGACAGAAGAAGAATTAAAAGCGGTTTTAGAAAAATATAAAATTGTTAAACCTATAATATAATGGCAGAGAATAGATTTGATTTAGAGTTAGGATTAGACTTTTCTAAAGTAACCGAAGCATTACAACAAATTAAAAGCCAATTTACTGGCACAAGTGCAGAGTTTCAAAAAATAGCTAATAAGTTTAAGGATAGTTTTAATACTATGACTAATGCTATTAAGTTGTATGGCAAGGATTCAAGCCAAGCTCAAGCTGCAACAAAGTCTATGGAAAGGGCGATGGTTGAATTGACTAAAAATGGTATTGATCCTGCAAGTGTAGGATTTAAGCAATTACAATCTCAGATAGGGCCATTAGCAAGTAAAATGGATAAGACTGGCAATACTGTAAAGAAATCTGTTATAGGCGGACTTGCCGGTATGACAGGCCCTATTTACTTAATAGGTTCTGCTCTTATTGCATTATTTACGGCTTATGACATGGGAGCATTTGGTGCTACTAAAAGCACTAATGATTGGAAAAAAGCTTTAAAAGAAACTAATGATGAAATAAGGAATACTATTAACTATACTAATTCCGAAGTTTCTAATTTGCAAGGATTAGTTGATGTTATGCTAGATTTAAATACAACAGAAAGTATTAGAAACAAAGCATTGGCAGAAGCAAGAGAAGCAATAACTAAAGTAGATGAGGCTCAAGGTAAAAAGATAAAGACTATTGGGGATGCAATTATAGCAATAAACTTATACTCTGAGGCTATTCAGCAGCAACAAATGCAAGAAGTTATTGGTAAAAAAATTGCAGAAATAAGTATAGGGCAAATAGAAAAAAGAAATAAACTAGCTATTGAAACAGCTAAAGCAAACAAAGGGATACACCCTATTGATTTCTTTATGGGTAATACAGAATTAGATAACTTAAATTCTGAAATAATTGCAAATGAAACATTATTAAGACAATTAGAGGATTTAAGAAAAGGGAATACAAAAGCGTTATTGCTTAATCCGTATTCTGATTTAAATCGCAAAGGAGGCAAAGATACTAAAGGGCCAAAACCTAAAGAAACTTATCTTTTAGAATCATTAAAGGCACAACAACAAGCATACAAAGATGATATATACGCATTTAGGGCTTATGGTATTCTTATAATAAATGAAGAAGAAAGATTAGCGGTAGAAAGAGCAAAAACAGATGGCACATATTTACAAAATAAAAAAGATATACACGCTAGGTATCAAGCTGATAGGATAACTAATGATAATCTATTTGAAAATAATCTAAATACAATATTAGAAACAAATGCTAAGAAGAGAACTGCAATAGAAGAAAAGGAATTCAAAAGAAATCAAGATAGCATAGAGGCTAATATGAATTTTGAAACTAAAATATATAGAGATTCTAATAGAGTATGGGATCAGATACAAAAAGAAAAATCAGATGCTCAAGTTAAATATACTAGAGATTATATTAATAAATTAAACGAGCAATTAAGAGTTGAATTAAAGTTACATAAGAATAATGTTTTATTACAACAAGAAGATGTAAAAAACAAAATAGACCAATTAAAGTTTTTGCAATTTTTTGCAGCAGGGAATGTAGCAGCTACAGAATTAATAAACTCTGCTATTTTAAAATTAAGCGGTACTTTAGCTGGGTTTGGTGATATTTCTGCTAAAATTAGTACCGTTTTAGGTGATAGTTTGCAAACTGCTTTTGAAGGAATTGGTGAAACTATTGGGCAATTAATTGCTACAGGAAAATTTGATTTTAGTATTTTAGGTAACATATTAGCAGATGCTTTAATACAAATAGGAAAGGCATTGATAATGTACTCTGCTCTTGTTAAGGCAGCAAAAGAGGCTTTAGAGAAAGGGAAGTTTAAAGCAGGATTAGTTGTAGGTGTATTAGCTATCGCTGCTGGTGTTGCATTAAAAGCATCATTAAACAAAAAGAAAGATTCTGGAGTTCAAGCGTTTGCTAATGGTGGGGTTATTAGTGGCCCTACAATGGGATTGATGGGAGAATATCCTGGTGCTAGAAGCAACCCTGAAATTGTAGCTCCATTAGACAAGCTTAAGAGCTTAATAGGTGGTAGTGGAGGCGGTACACTTGAGGCTAGAATAAGCGGAAATGATTTACTAATTTTGATGAATAAGGCTCAAAGAAACAATAACTTATCATTCTAATATGGCATTTACAACACCTAAATACGAGTTAATATTTAACGACATATACCAACCGCCTAGTGGTGTAGTAGATGCGTATAGAATTAGAATATATCTAGATGGATATACAGGAGATAAGTATCCATTATATGGAACTACAAGCCCAATAACCATAGAAACCATTAATGCAGATGGTGATTCTTATGTGCCTATTATAGCAACAAAGGCAACATTAAACATATACAACTCTCCTAGCTTTGATATACAAGAGTTTCTTAATGCAGATGATAATGACATAATGATAACTGTTGAAAATGGTACTGCTTCAGGTACTTCATTTACTGCAACAGGTGTGATATGGAGGGGAAGTTTTTTACCATCAGAAAATATACAATTTAGCGTAGTTGATTTAGCTAGTTATTCTTTAGTGTTTGTAGATGGGTTAGGTAAGCTAAAACAAAGTAGATTATACTTTGATACCTTAAATCTATTTGGATTTAGAGCAGGATTTAAGACATCTATTGTAAAATACATATCAGATGCCTTATCAAAATCAGACCTTCAATTAGATATATGGATTAATCAGTTCTATCAAACCGCTAGTGTTGCTGGAAGGAATATAGAAGGTATGAACATTAGGAACAATTACTTTTGTACTGAACCTGGTACATACTTAACCTACTATGAAATATTAGAACAATTATGTAGAAAATATGGGTGGGAGTGCTACTATAAAGATGACCATTGGCACATAGAAAGCTATGGTTGTTTAACTAGAAACGCTACACCATCTTATTTTGTATATAACTATGCAGGTAACTATCAGTCAACTTATACTACAACATACCCTGCATCTATACAAGTAGATGGCACAAATAATTTTAAGCAATTAAATAGGTCTATGTTAATGGGTTTAAATATTCCTAAAAACTCATTTAAGTTTATACATAGAATACAGAATGCCAAAAACATATTAAATGCTTATTTCCAATCTTGGTCAGGAACTGAACCTGATGCTTTTTATGAATTTGGAACAATGACATATAGCAAGTTGAATCCAACTGCAGGTGGTATATTAATTACATCATATACTACCAATATACTAGATACTGCTGATTATTTAAGAAGCGAGAATGTAAAGGTAAAAGCTGGTGATATATTAAATATAGAATGGAATGACATTAATATTGCAGGTAATGAGAATAGATATAAGATTATGCTTATACCTGATGATGTGTCAAACCCGTCTTATTTTATAGATGGAACTGCATCTTTTACTGCAACAGATACTATGCTTTATAGGTTTTCTACTTATACTGCTACATGGAAAAATCAAACTACAGTTCCTGTTGATGGTACTTTAACATTGTTTATATATAATCCATACTATGCAGGTGGAGGTACTTTCCCATATCAAGAACTAATATATTTTAATATTGCACATTATGGTACATCTTCTCAGGTAAATAACTTTGATTCTGTTCAATATCTATCTTATGTATTTAATAAATTTAATGCTCAAGATATGACATATGATATAGGCAATTACTTTACTAATAGTGCTCTTATAACTACTTTAAACAATTATCTTAATTATAATAATGATGATGCGGTAATGAGCTCGGTGTATTTAGGAACAATGGTAGATATTAACAACATTCATGTATTAGATGAGTTTGGCAGACAAGCAAATAGCACTGAGCCACTTTATCAATTAGTGGCAGAAGATGTTGGGGTAGATATGCTAAAAACACAATACACGATATTAGGTGAGTTTAAGTCTTTAGGATATTGGATAAATAGAAGGTTTGACTATAGTTTAGGAACAAGTTATAACTATCTATTAAAAGACTTTAAGTGGGATTTAAAACAAGCAGTTCAGTCATCTTCTTTGTTTAAGATTAACTACAACGCTGCTATACCATTTAATCCTAATTTTGGAACACCTACATTAAACTTAAAAAAATAATAAAATGGCATCTGCGATTAACGGAACGAATATAGTTTTATATGAATATGATAGCAACGCTATCTATTACTTTAATGGAGGTACTTCACAAGGCACTTTTGATAGTATTGTGTGTAAGGAATTAAGCAGAAGCCAAGTAGCAGGAACTTCAGTTGACTTTAATAAAACAGGAGCAGGTACAATAGCTGCGTTTATTACGGATGCACTTGATCCTGGTGTGACTACCATACCAGCAGGTACTTGGACTTTTAGTGCTTATTATTCTATTTTAACTTCTGCTACAAATGCTAAAATTAAGTACGAATTATACAAGTATAATGGAAGTGTTGCCACCTTGTTATTTACATCGGCAGAAACGACCTTATCAGCCCTAACAAGCACTTTATATTCTACGGCAATGACAGTTACGGCAACGACCATAGCTGCCACAGATAGGCT